CACGTTGAAGTCTTTTTTCTAACTATTCTTTTTCATTTAAATGATTATGCTATCTATTAAAAACTTTCTGCACTCTTTCTTTTGCCCAGTCAAAAAAAGTAATAATACTTTTTGTAGCAAGAGCTAAAATAACTATAAAAATAGCGATGTCCTCTATAGAATAATTTTGAAGTAATACCAACATAAATCCTTCCTTTCGATCTCTTAAAAATATCTATAAAATATATTAAAATTATACTAATTAACTTATTAATTTTTGACCAAAATAGTTCTTATAATAAAATTGGAACAAAAAAATCTAAACCAATTTTTGATTTCGTATTACTAGAGTCTGCACGCCGAGCAATTTAAGAGATCTTTTGAATTAAATAAAAAAATAAGAGATGCTTAAAGCATCTCTTAATGTTTTTAAATTATGCAACAACTTTATCATATCTACCAGAATCAATTAGTTTAGCAATCATAAGGTCATATCCATCTTTACCACCAAGTATTGTATCTACAAGGATTGGCGAAAATCCGCTTACATAACTAAATCCTTCTCCAATGGCTGGGATGTTATTTTTATGAGCGTTAAGATTCCAAAAGATGACCTGTGGAAATGGATAACCTTCATTTTCCCACTCTTTTTTAATTTTTTCTAAATCAGAATTAGCTTCCTCAATAGAATCAACGGTATTACTTCTCCACCAATAGGAGCTTTCGCGAGATTTATATTTTTCAAAAGTAACACACGCATCAAATTGCATATCAGAGAAAATATACAACTTTTTAGGAATGTCTTCTTTTTTTACGTTATTTCTTTTTGCGGTTTTAAGAAGTAAGTCGAATACTGCTTTAAGATTTGTATTCATTCCCCATTCTGCACCGATGCAGCGATTAAATTTATCAACAACATCAACGCCTTCAAATTTTACAAGTTTAGGATTTGCAGAAAATGTAATAAAATGATTAGCGAATGGGCCGTGACTTTTTTCAGCAATATATGCACCAAGAGAAACCGCAGCCTCCATTGGAGTACCAGCCATACTTCCAGACACATCAACAATCGCAATGCCATTTTCTTCTCTTCCCTGATAAAAATCTTTGAGATTATCCCAATATTTTTGAAGCATTAATCTTTCAGGGTCATCCATATTAAGACGCCTTGATTTAAATGCTCTATGTGCTATATCATGTGGATAGAGGGCATCGGCATTTACTTTAGTTTTTTCATCTTTAGCAAAAGCTTCATATTTCTTTGCAAGAATATCTCTTCTAGCAAAAGCATTACGATAAATTATTCCCGCTTTTGATGGAATTTTTGAAAAATCAATTTTATCCCATGCATTTTTCGACATTAAGCATTCAAGAACTCTAGTTTTTTCTCTTCCATAAGAAAGAAGTTTTCTATATTCACGAGCAGTCATATTAAATGCTTCACGAGTTTTTTTTGCAAGTTTTTTAGTTTCAATCGAAGAAGCGTTCTCAGATTTTAACCATTTAAAAATTAATCCAGTATCATAATTATTCATAAAATCTCCTTATTATCTTCTTTAAAATATTTCCAATGATAACCAAAAGCTGTTTTTCTTTTACCATCACAAACTTCTTTAATATGTCCGCTTTGTTTCTTACCAGAAACATCTAATGCAGCATCAATTATATAATCATATTTTTTACCTGTTTCTATACAAATAATTGGCTGATATTTTTTGTGAGATTGACTCATTTTTTGTTTTGTTTTTTCAGAATGAGTTTTTCCCAATTGACTAATTTTGTTAGCCTAACCTATTTTTCTTTTAGTTTCTTCTGATCTTGGTTTTCCCCAATTAGGATTTTTATTTCCAAGATTTCTCTATCTCATTCTTTTCTTATCTTCTTCAGACCAGGTATGATTTCTCCCACCTGTGACTAAATTAAAACCATTATTAATAGAATCATATTTTTCTATTAATTCTTTTTCTTTTTTATTAGCTTCATCTAATGTTAAATTCTAATATAAAATTACATGTTCAAAATTATCCCATCCATATTTTTGAATAGCATTATAAAATTTTGTACAATTTTTATAACGATGCCCATTACTTCCAGACCGCTATTTTAAAGACATACATGTTTGTCCTATATAAACTCTCCCATCTAATTTAAGTTTATGCATATAAACTAAAAATTTTTTATTATTCTATCGCATTTAAAATTTTCAACCCTTCTGCAACTTCATGTTTCATAAAATGAAACATTTCTTCTTCTAAAGGAGTATCTATAAGACAATAAAGATCATCATATCTACCATAAAGAGGAATTAATTTATAATTTTTTCTTGCAGTTTCAGGATAGTTCTTAGCAAGCCAATTAAAGATAACTTTAAAAAATCTTCTTTCTCCCTGCCCACCCCTTATATCTCTCAAATAAAATAAACATTTCATTGCAAGATTTCTATCTTCTTCAAAAGCGTTCTTAAAAAGAAGAATTATGTCTTCATCTGAATGATTTCTATAGGCTCCGCCTGTTCCAAACATATCCAAAACTTTGGATTCTGTTGTTTTGCGGGTAATGCCGCCATTTTCTGTATAACCAATATTACTATCTTTCTGCATCTGATTTAAAAAAGTATTCATAATTTAATCTCCTTTTTTCTCTTTAAATGGGCAATTATAAGGCATTTTATTATTCCAATATTCGTAATCAATAAATCTTTTTGTTTTTGCGCATTGGACAAAATTCCCCAAAACATCTATTAAACACTCACATTTATCGCACTTATTATAATTATTTAATTTTTTTTACCCATATTCCATTGCCTACTTCATCTGTGGTTCTTTCCCAAAAGCCTATATCGTTAATCTGTTCTTCAAATTCACACCATCCGCAATCTTTTGACCACAGAAGAAAGTCTGAAAGCTCTGCGGTGTTATGAATTTCTACTTTTTCTGCCGTATAATAAATTTTATCATTCAAGAAATCATCTTTTTCTGATGAAATACGAAACAATTTGTTTTCTTCATCATAAAAATTAATAGTGAAAAGACTTGGATGTATTTTTTTAAATTCATAAATTTCGCAATTTTCTTCATTATCAAAATTTTTTCCATCAAAAGCCTGATAAATAATCTTCATATATTCCTCCAAATAAAAAAGGTGGCTGAAATTAATAATTTTTATTATATTAATTCCAGCCAAAATCAAAAGAAAGGGAGTGAGCGAAGTCTTCATTTCAACTTCATTTAAGTTTTTATGTTTATTTTGATTTTAACTAGACACACTTTTAATTTTCCTCATTAAAAAATATAAAAAAATATAATTTGCTGTTTGTGTCTAAATTTATCTTACATATATATTATATCAAAAATTTTTTTAAAATTCAACTAAATATTTTTCAGCTTCATCATAGTTCAAACTTAATCCTGTAAAAGGGTCATCTTCCCAAAGAAATATTCCATCTTCATCTTGAGTAAGAAAGAACCATTCACCTTTTTTATAAGTACGAGTAGGTGTTTCTATTGTTTTGCTCATTTGAACCATTTCATTTTTTAACATTGTTCTTAAAACTTCAATATCTGTAATTTTATCTAAGTCCATTATGAACTCCTTCCATTAGATATTAAAATAATTTATTTAAAGTGGCAGGGGTAGCTGGGATCGAACCAGCGCAATCATGGAGTTTGTCAAATTTTACTTTACAATTTCCTCCAATATTTTTTCAAATTCATAATCTTTTGCCCAAGTAATTGTACATTGATTACCTTTACTTTTTGTTCTTAATCTAAGTATTTTTTGTTTTTTGTTTCCTAATTCAACAGGAAACAAATAGCTCTTATCTTTAAAAACTATATAATAGTAATCAATTTCATCTTCTGTATAAGTACGGATACTTTTACTATTCCAATTAGTAGAGCAGCATAAGAAGTAAAAAGAATCTTCTTCTTTATCATTAGAAACTCCAGTTTTACATTGAATCCTTAATAGCTTTCCATTTATATCTACAATGTAATCGTATCTACTATCTGCTGTAATTGGTTTTGATACTACAAAACCTTTTTTACTAAAATCCAATTCACATTGAAG